CGTCGTTGCGACAGGTGTACAGGGGAGATGTTTCATCATTGATGAGTTCTGTGTAGTGATGGATGAGTTTCCATTTGACTTAGGTCGGGTGGGTTTCCGTAACTATGCAGTCAAGAAAGATAGTAACAAGGCAGTACCTAGCTATGGTGTATACAGTCGCAAGATCATGAATGATAAGTATGGTACGCACCGAGATCAATACCATATGATTATGTCAGCAGATGCTAACAAAGCCGTAAAAAATGCGTGTAAATATCTTGTGCCATATACCCATAAAGAACTAGCAACGGCATTTTATGATAGCGTACATAGATCTGTGTCTACTGTGTATGACAAAGCACAGAACAAGATGCGTGATGTATCAAGAATAGTTACTAACAGTAACCAAGAAGTACTGGCAGAACTTTTACATCTTAAGTCTTTGGGTATACAGTTTAAGACCGAGGCATTTAAAAAAGCGGCAGAGCAAGTAGAGGAAGCCGTTGCCGAAGCAAGAGCCGAGGAAGTACGTAAGGTACAGATGTTATTTGTGCGTTGCCGTAAGGTCGGAGAGGATATGTATGTTGATGTACAAGAGGTAGATGACGTGCGTAGAAATTCGCAAAGACCTGAGATGAGTAGTCAGCCGACTACCTACCCTATGTCAAGTCTCCCTGAAGACATCGTAGGTAGCATATCTGTCCTTAGTATCTTAAGCGATGGGCAATATGTAGACAAAGTTGGTCAGAAGATTGATGAAGTTACTTACTATATAGAACGAGGTTAATATGTACGATGCCGCTAAACGAGAGAAGTCGATGTATATACACATCTTTTATGACTTGGGCTTTCACGCTAATGCTGTGGACGAACACGGAAAAAAGATGTTATCAGCACCCGAAGAAGAACTTATGCAAATCCTTGAAATGATAAAGGAAGAACCTATCTATCGAATCAAGGTTAATACCGATAGTAGTGTGCAAACAGATTGTTATGATTTATTAGAAAACTTTGCACCTGAGTTAAAAATGTCTTATGATAGTGTTGACGAATTACCAAAATGGGTGCAAGATAAACTTGCAGTCTTAATGTTACTTGATCACACAAAGCAGAACGAAGAAATCAAGAACGTTGGTCGTCGTATTAACAGTAGTATTTATTGGGTTTTCAAAGGAGAGAACGATGGCACTGACCCCCGAGGGGAAAGTTAAAAAACAAGTGCGCCAAGTCCTTGATGGGCTTGGTGCTTATTACGTGATGCCAGTTACAGGCGGTTACGGTAAGCAAGGTGCACCTGATTTTTTAGTCTGCCATAAAGGTCTATTTTTCGGCATTGAAACTAAAGCTGGAAAAGGAAAGCTAACTACATTGCAAGAACTTAATCTTAAAAAGATTATTGACTGCGGTGGTGTGGCTTTAGTAGTAAGGGAAGATGACGTTAAGTATCTTCCATCTTTATTAACAACAGGAGAATTAAATGAGCAAGAAACAAACACTAGTAGCAAAATCGATTGAACTTTTAAAAGTAGAACCAAACATATCCGTTAGTGATATGGCGGCAAGGTTAGGTGTAACTGTACAACGTACATATGCCCTACGTAACTATGTTAAAACTAAACACGTTAAGAAAGCAGGTAGTCAGCCGACTACCACTGTGAAGCAAGACGTTAACAAGATCATCAAAGGACTTGAAGTCGAAATCGCTAAGTATCATCAATGGTGCTTAGATTGGCGGGGTAAGCATGATGCCTTGCAAGATGAACTTGAATTTTCTAGATCAGCATTGCTTGACGCTAAGGCGGTAATTAAATACTTGGAAGGAAAAATATAATGATAACGCTTGATCAAATCAAAGCATTACGGTTTAGACCAACCCCTGCACAAACAACGCTTGAGCAAGCAAGAGACAACTGGGACTTGACGATACGTGACAAGGGAGGGCATTGCCCTTGTTGCAACAGATGGGGTAAGGTATATCGTTACAAAGTATCAGAATCTATGGTGAAGTCATTACTATGGATGGCAAGTAATCATGGTGAGAACTGGATTGATATGCCAAGAGTAGCACCTAAGTCTGTGATAACAACTTATACATTTGCTACATTGAAGTGGTGGCATTTAATTCAACCTATGAACTTAGATATGTCAGTCAAGGTAGAGATTGACGATGAAGGTAATGAAAAGCTGGTTCGTGAAGATTCAGAGAAAAGATCTAGCGGACTATGGCGAGTCACACCTTTAGGCATGCAGTTTGCTAGAGGGCTAGTTCAGATACCCAAGTTTGTTTATCTTTACAACGACACACTCAAAGATGTTAGTGTAGAAACTGTTTACATTAAAGATTGTGTAGGGGAAAAGTTTAACTACGCTGAGATTATGAACGAGACTTGGGGCGAAGGGAGCGTACATGAAGATTGAAAATATGGATGAAAAGGATTGGATCATAATGCGTCTGTTATATCTGATGCTAGCTATAGACCCAGCAATGGCAACTGTAGACGATGTTAGTAAAACTTTATATTTGTATGAAGATGTTATTCCTGCATTTGATAAGTTAAAGTATGAGCACGGAGTAAACCGAACGTTTTTAGATAAACATTTAGATACTGCGTTGCTACATGAATTTACAAAAACTGCCAATGTTCATTTCAACTATAAAGACGAAGAGGAACGAGATTTCATGAATCGTAAAGTATTTGGTATATACAACACCGTAATAAGACAAGGCTCTGCCGTTGACGATGTTTTGAGTAATGTTAATAGAGGGCTAAGTGAGCACGATTGATCAAACCGAGGAATCACCTAGGAATCTTATGTCCCAAAAGGAATTTGATACCAAGAAGTATGCCCTGCAAGTGGAACTATTGAAGTGGCAACACCACGTCAAAGATACTGGTCAGAAGCATATAGTGGTTTTTGAGGGGCGAGATGGTGCAGGTAAGGGCGGTACGATTAAACGATTTATGGAACACATGAATCCAAAGTCCGCCCGAGTCGTAGCATTGGACAAACCTACCGAACAAGAACGTATGCAATGGTATTGGCAACGGTTTATCAAGGAACTACCACGTACAGGAGAAGTTACCCTATGGGATAGGTCTTGGTATAACCGAGCAACTGTTGAGAGAGTCATGGGTTTTGCCACAACCGACGAGGTTGCTATTTTCTATAGCCAATGTTACACAATGGAAGAGATGTGGCAGGAAAGTGGCATATGCCTTATTAAGTTTTGGTTAGACGTTAGTAAAAAAGAGCAGGAACGGCGGTTTAAAGAAAGGGAAAGCAACCCTTTGAAATTAGGTAAGTTATCCCCGATTGATAGGGTAAGTCAGGATAAGTGGGATGAATATACCCATGCAGAACGGAGCATACTTAAATACACATCAGAGGATAACCCTTGGATAGTAGTTAAGTCAGACTGCAAGAGGAGTGCAAGGATTGCCACAATGCAACATGTTCTACTAAATAATGACTATGCAGGCAGGAACTTGGATAATATAGGGGAGATTAACCCCAACATTTTAAAAGGAATATAACATGGCGAAGCTAACAGTAAAAGTACCTGCAATCAAAGAGAAATCAGGCAAGATTGTTGAAGCACCTAACAAGGCATATTCACACGATGAACTTATTGCTAAAGAAGGTAAGAAGGCAAAAGGTTCTAAGCATATGTTTGAATTATCTAGTGGTGTGGTTGTTAACCGTAAGAAGGCGGCAAAGGTAGCAGAGAAAGCTGGTGAAGTACCGAAATCAGTAGGTAAGAAGTTGCATAGTCATGACCTACGTAAAGCCGAACGAATCAAAAAAATTAAAATGAAGGGGGTCAAGTGAACGACGAAGATCTAAGAGATTGTTTTGCTATGTTTACTTTATGTGGCATTGTCATGCGGGGTATTGGTGATGATGTTATAGAAGAGGTAGCGAGCAACGCATACAAGATGGCAGATGCTATGCTGGAAGTCCGAATCAAACAAGAAGATGATGGTATAGCTACAATTAAAAAGAGAAAGTATGTCCGAAAAGATTGATATAAGAAAAGCAGTACGAGAAGCGGAACACGGTATCACAGGTAAACGGTATTGTACAAGTTGTCAGTCTATGCAACCTGCGTTAACAGGGAAAATGATTGAGGGCACACGTAATAGGTGGCAATGCTGTAACTGTAATAACCGAGTAAGTGCAAGAAAGTATTTATTGAAAAAAGGAGAAGGTGATGCATGAAATTAAAAATGCAGATGGTAGTTGGGTTAAAGCTGAGACCGTAAAAGGTGTGCTTACCTATACAGATAGCGATGGTGTGTGGATGAAAGAAACCTATAACAAAAAAGGTAACATTACATCTCGCCTCGATAGCTTTGGTGCTTGGGATAAATACACTTACAAGAAAGACCCAGTTAAAAGAAAAGATGTATTAGTTTCTCACGAAAAGGGTGTAGGATGACTAGCCTATTGACGTTGTTCTTTATGGTATATGGTGATGCCACATGGTATTGGTATGTAGCGTGGGGTATTTTTGCTTTTGGTTCAATGATGAAAACGATGAGGGAATTATGACTGATGGTGGCAAAGGCGATATACCAAGACCTTTAGGTGTACCGAGAGAAGAGTTTGAAAAAAACTTTGAGTTAATTTTTGGCAAAAAAGAACCTGTGCCATTCATAGGTTGGATAGATAAAGAAGATGACAAGGAGCAGGTGAATGTCTAGCTTATTGATTACAAAAGAAGATGCCAATGAAGCATTTTTTAATATTGGGAAACTTTGCGGACGAGTATCTAGCGATGAAGGCAAACGATTAGCGATGCTGATTCAGATTGTCGCTAGTTATATGGAACAACTTGAGGAGAAGTTAAGTGAATCTAATAACGATTGACTTTGAGACTTTCTATGAGAAGTCTAGTTTTAGTCTGTCTAAGATGACAACTGAAGAGTATGTACGTAGTGACCGTTTTGAAGTAATCGGTGTAGCCATTAAGGTTAATGGTGGTGAGACTGAGTGGGCGAGTGGTACGCACAAACAAATAGCGGATTACCTTAAGACTTTTCCTTGGAAAGAGTCAATGATGCTTGCTCATAACTGTATGTTTGATGGCTTCATTATGTCTGAGAAGTTTGGTATTACCGCTAAAGCATATGCCGATACGATGTGCATGGGTCGAGGGATTCATGGTGTTGAATCAAGTGCATCGCTTGCGGCACTAACTGAAAGATACAAACTAGGAGTTAAGGGTGATGAAGTCATCGCCGCATCCGGGAAGAATCGTGTGGACTTTACCGAAGAAGAACTTAATAGATATGGTGATTATTGTGTTAATGATGTGGAGTTAACCTATAAGCTATTTAATGCTATGGTTAAAAATGGATTTCCTAAAGGTGAGATGAAGTTGATTGATCTTACTCTACGTATGTTTATTGAACCGAAATTAGATTTAGATTTAACTTTACTTGAACAGCACTATGACACAGTAAGGGCGGCAAAAGCTAAGTTGTTAATAGAAGCTGGTATTACTAGCCGTGAAGAACTAATGAGCAATCAGAAGTTTGCTGAACTATTAAAGTTACTTGGTGTTGTGCCACCGATGAAGACTAGTTTGAAGACAGGTAAAGAAGCCCTTGCGTTAGCTAAGAACGACGAGGAGTTTAAGATTTTGTCTGAACATCCTGATGTAAGAGTACAGGCTTTAGTAGCGGCTCGCCTTGGGGCTAAATCTACTTTAGAAGAAACTAGGACTGAACGATTTATTGGAATCTCTAAACGTGGTTTGATGCCAGTTCCTCTTAAATATTATGCGGCTCATACAGGGCGGTGGGGTGGTAGCGATAGCTTGAACTTGCAGAACTTGCCTAGTCGTGGAAATAATGCAGGTAAGCTAAAAAAAGCCATCATTGCACCCGAGGGCTACATGATTATTGATGCCGATTCAAGTCAAATTGAGGCACGTGTGTTGGCATGGTTGGCGGGGCAGAATGATTTGGTTGAAGCGTTTGAAAGGCACGAGGATGTATACAAGATCATGGCTTCGGCTATATATGGTAAGAGTGCAGATGAAATTACAAAAGAGGAAAGATTCGTCGGCAAGACTACAATTCTCGGATGTGGCTACGGCATGGGGGCTCAGAAATTCAAAGCACAGCTTAAGACTTTCGGTGTGGAAGTTACGGAAGATGAAGCCCGTCATATCATCACGATTTACAGAGAAACATATCCGTACATTACTGCGCTATGGCGAGAAGCCCAGATAGCGCTTGAAGCAATGGCTAAGGGTATGACAACATCTTTAGGTAAAAATGGTGTATTGAATCTGGCCCCAGAGGAGCGTGGAATACGTTTACCAAGCGGCTTGTTAATGCGTTATGACCAGCTAGTTTCAGTCAAAGAAGATGGTAAAACTCAATATCAGTATAAGACCCGTTATGGTTGGAATAAGATTTATGGTGGTAAAGTTATTGAGAATGTTTGCCAAGCATTGGCACGTTGCATTATTGGTGAGCAGATGATTCGTATAGCTAAGCGTTACAGGGTAGTACTGACTGTGCATGATGCCGTTGCTTGTATTGTGCCGGAAACAGAAGTTGAAGAAGCCCAAGCATATATTGAAGATTGTATGCGTTGGACACCGGAGTGGGCTGATGGATTACCTGTTAACTGTAAGAGTGGGTTTGGTAAATCATATGGAGACTGCGAATGAATGCATACGAACTAGCTGATATACAAGCATTTAAAACTGAAGAATTAACTATTTGGGAACGAAACACAACAGCCACTATGCTACGCCAGCAACAAGCTGAAATAGAAGCGTTGAAACAAATCATTGATGCAAACAATTTAAACCAAAACATTGGGCAGTTTGTAAAACCAACCAATGAACCAGTAGCGTGGATGCACCAAAACCCTGATTACGCAATTTCAAAACATCAGTCGTTGGAATACAACATTCCACTTTATACCCATCCAGTATCTAAAGCAAAAGATAGGTTTTCTAACTATGAATCAATTTGTCTTCAATGTGGCACAACGATTTATAAGCCATTTAAAGAACTAACAGATGAGGAAATACGGCACATCCAAGCACAATGCCACCTTAAAGATGTTGGTTACGATGGATTTATTATGCGGTTTGCTAGAGCAATACTTTTAAAGGCACAAGAGAAATGAACGCTAAGGGTTCACCCGATGCTAAGTGTTTAGCGTCTTTTTTACGATGGGCTATGAATAACCATTGGATTGACAACGAAAATGAAGACATTAACTCTGATCCTATGTGGCAAGCATGGAAAAGTGCATGGTACGTATGTAGAAGTGCCGCTACTTATGAAGCTACAAAAAAGGTAGAGAAACGTTGTGCTGTTCAATCTAAACCAATACCTGATGAAACATTAAAGAAAGCTTGGATTAGTATTGGCAAAGGCAAGGACTTTGCTAGGTGGGTTGAAAAGTATCATGGAGTTAAATGATAATGATATCTAGAAAAGACTTATTGAAAGAACTATTACCCGGACTTAATGCGCTATTTGACCTTGAGTACAGTAAATTTGGTGCTGAAATATTTAATAAAGAAGACTATATAGTGGAGGTAGATTTTGATGAAGATAAGAATAAGTGCAGTACAAATGAACTTAGCTAAGAAACTTGGAATAACAGCAGAAGAGTATGCAACTCAACTTGCTAACATGCCAAAAACTAAAAAGTTTGCTGGTGAAATTTTTGTAGATGAACCATACATAACAAAGGTAGATTTTGATGGACACGATAGACCCGAAGGTGCATGAAGAAATGCACAAGCGATATACTCAACATTTAGCGGAAGCAATGGAGCAGACTAAAGAAGCAATAATAGGGCGAATACTTAGCGGCGCATTTAGAGATGCGAATAAACCTAGTTACATAGTAGAGGTGGACTTTGACTAAGATACCTGCATGGTCATACTCTAGCATTAAGCTATACGACCAATGCCCTAAAAAGTTTTACCACTTACGTGTAGCTAAAGATGTAACCGAGCCACCAACAGATGCTATCTTATATGGTAAAGAGTTTCATTCGGCAGCTGAACATTACGTACGGGATGACGTACCAATACCTTCACAGTTTAGTTTTGTTAAATCTACATTAGATAGTTTAAAACAACTAGAGGGTATAAAACATTGTGAGTTTGAAATGGGGTTGACAGAAAACCTAGAACCCTGCGGATTCAAAGACCCAAAGGTTTGGTGGCGAGGTATTGCTGACTTGTTGATTATCAATGGGAATGAAGCACGTTGCGTAGACTATAAGACTGGCAAATCGGCTAAGTATGCCGATACTGACCAACTGGAACTAATGGCACTAGCTATTTTTAAGTTTTTTCCCGAAGTCAAAAAGGTCAAAGGTGGGCTTCTTTTTGTTATTTCTAAGAACTTCATAAAAGATTCGTATGATGCTGAAAAACAGGATAAGATGTGGGTTAAATGGATTGCAGAACATAATCGGATGAAGTTTTCCTATGCCAATAATGTATGGAATCCTAGACCAAGTGGGTTATGTAAGAAGTATTGCCCAGTATTAGAGTGCGCTCATAATGGAAGGAACTAAATATGCCATACGTTAATAAACCAAGACCATATAAAAAAGAATATGAACAACAAAAAGCTCGTGGTGAAGGCGAACGACGTGATGAACGTCAACGTGCCCGACGTGCTATTGACAAGATCATGCCTGATAAAAACAAAAACGGTAAAGCTGATGCTAGAGAAGGTAAAGATGTTGCCCATGTCAAAGCATTAGATAAAGGTGGATCAAATAAGAACGGTGTTTTTATTGAAAGTGCTAGCGGTAATAGAGCATTTAAACGTGATAGTAAAAGTAACTTAGTTTCTGAAACGACTAAAAAAGAAAAAGGCGAAAAGAAATTAAGTAAGGTTGTAAAGCTTAAGAAATAGTAGTAATATAATTAGAAATTAAGTAAGGTGATAGCGGGAGACCGCTTTCGCCTGAGAACGCTTCACTGGAGAATGTGTGGAAATAATAGACAACAAAGTGTTGTTGCTGAATCTACGGAACCCGAATAAGGTTACGACGGTTATTCCTAAAAGTAGACAGATAGGTACTAATCAAGTTGCCGTTAGTTGGGGCTTGGATGAAGCACGGGTTTTAAATAATCTACAAATAAAAAACATCCCATCACCTATTATGGGAAAGTATACCTGGCCCGGATTACATAAGCCGTTTGACCATCAAAAAACTACTTCATCATTTTTAACTTTACATCCCCGTGCCTTTTGCCTTAATGAACAGGGTACTGGTAAAACAGGTTCGGTTATATGGGCGGCAGACTATCTAATGAAGATAGGTAAGGTTAAGCGTGTTCTAGTTATTTGCCCCTTATCTATTATGGATTCAGCTTGGCGGGCAGACTTATTTAAGTTTGCTATGCACCGTACTGTTGATATTGCGTATGGCAGCAGGGAGAAACGTAACCGCATTATTTCTTCAGACGCTGAGTTTGTTATTATTAACTATGACGGTGTTGAGATTGTGCAGGAAGCTATTACTAATGGTAGGTTTGACCTTATCGTAATTGATGAAGCTAACGCTTATAAAAATGCACAGACCACAAGATGGAAAACATTAAATAAATTACTTACACCTGATAAGTGGCTATGGATGCTAACAGGAACACCCGCCGCACAGTCCCCAGTAGATGCGTATGGTTTGGCTAAGTTGGTAAATCCTACTGGAGTACCTAAATTTTTTGGTTCTTTCAAAGATATGGTGATGTATAAAGTGTCACAATTTAGATGGGTAATTAGACCTAACGCTGATAAAGTAGTATTTGAAGCATTACAACCTGCGATTCGATTTACTAAAGAAGAGTGTCTTGATTTGCCGGAAATGACCTATGTTACAAGGGAAGTTGAACTTACTCCACAGCAAAGGAAATATTATGACTTGCTTCGTAGGAAGCTAGTTATGCAAACAGCAGGTGAACAAGTTACTGCAGTTAATGCTGCCGTTGGGTTAAGTAAGTTGTTACAAATATCTTGTGGTGCAGTATATTCCGATTCGGGTGAAACCCTTGAATTTGACATTAAAAACCGCTATAAGGTATTAAGGGAAGTGATTGACGAAACACAGCAAAAGATATTAATCTTTGTACCTTTTAAACATACGATTGAAATACTATCCACCAAGCTACAGGCAGACGGCTTTAAGACCGAGATTATTAACGGCGATGTACCTGCCCATAAACGTGCGGAAATATTTAAACAGTTTCAAGAAACCAGTTCCCCAAGAATTTTAATTATTCAACCCCAAGCGGCGGCACATGGAGTGACTTTAACGGCGGCTGATACGGTTGTTTGGTGGGGTCCGACCCCAAGTTTAGAAACATATGCCCAAGCGAATGCAAGGGTTCATAGAGCAGGGCAAAGGCATCCTGTGACTATAGTAAGATTACAAGGTTCAAATGCGGAAAAACACCTATATAAAATGCTTGACAACCGTATTGAAGACCATGTAAAGTTAGTTGACCTTTACAAGAATTTACTTGATTAAGGTAAAGTTTGATAGTATAGTAGAAGTACCAATAGCGAGAATAAAATAAAGCCGTTATTGTTTTTAACAGGAGAATGTTATGTCAGAGAACGCTGTACAGGCAGGAGTGCCTTTAGAAAAACTCACTCGTATTTATATCAAAATGCGGGACAAAAAAGCTGAAATCACTCATGAACTTGAGGAAAAGATTAGCAAAGTTGAGACGGATATGAAAGCCGTTAAGACCGCTATTCTCGACCATATGAAAGAGATTGGGGCTGAAAGCTTAAGGACTGATGCAGGTACTGTATACCGCACCGTAAGGACAACGTATTCAACTACCGATTGGGAATCTATGGGCAAGTTTATTCTTGAACATGGTGTGCCGGAACTATTGGAGAAGCGTATTCAACAGACCAATATGAAAGCATTTTTAGAGGACAACCCCGATGTGCTTCCGCCGGGACTTAACGCAAACATGGAATATTCTGTGACTATAAAAAGGAGTAAAAATGGTTGATGAATCGTTTGTACCGATAGAAGGTTTGGCAAAGCATTTCGCTGTGTCAGTATCGACTGTTCGTGCATGGATTCGACAAGACTTAATCCCTTCATTAAAGATTGGCGGTGTTTACCGTTTCAAAATTACTGAGGTGGAGAAAGCCTTACGGATTATATGCGGCGGAGGATTGCCAAAAGAAGAAGCAGACGGAAGCTTAACGGTTAACGTACCTGCAGGACAAGCCCAAATGGCTTTAAATTTTAACCCTGACGAAGATATTTAAGGAGAATTACATGGACGAGATCCAACAAGAAGTAGATGTACCATTTGTAAACGAAGAGCTATCTGCAACAGTAAAAGCAGAACAACAAGCACAACAAAATCAGCAGTTCAGAGCAATGTGTATTGATTTTGCAACACGTGCTAAAGATGTAGATTCAGATACTATCGTTAACATTGCTAAAAAAATTGGTGACTATATCAAAGGAGAAGTAGCATGAGTGAAATGACTTTATTTAAAGGCGGTTTGCCTGATTATTTAAAAGGTGCAGATGATGCAACCAACTCCCTAGCTGGTACGGGTGATGGTGGTTTAGGCGCACGTCGCATTAGTATTAAAGGCGGAGTATTCCGTGAGTTTATTGGTGGTAAAGAGTACCGTGTATCTGAAGAACGTTCTATGAACGTAATCATTATCAAAGCTGCACCAAAAGTTTCACGTATTTTCTACTCAGGAAGTTATGTAGAAGGTGAAACTGTATCCCCAACTTGCTGGTCATCCGACAGTCAGCGCCCCGATGAAAAGTCCAAAGAGAAGCAGTCAGCCACCTGTCTCACTTGTGCTCAAAACATTAAGGGTTCTGGTCAGGGTGAGAGTCGTGCCTGTCGTTATCAACAGCGTCTAGCAGTCGTGGTAGACGGAGAAGTCGACAAAGGTGAAGTTTACCAACTTGTATTGCCACCTACTTCAGTATTTGGTGATGGGGAAAAAGGTAAACATCCTCTGCAGGCATATGCTCGCCATCTTAAGAATCATGGCACTCCGATTACAGGTGTTGTAACTGAGATGCGGTTTGACACAGCAAGCCCTACACCAAAGTTAGTATTTAAACCTGTTCGTCCTGTAACTGAAGATGAGTTCTTAAAAATTACTGAACTTAAAGATAGCGCAGAAGCTCTTGCTGCTATTACTTTAACAGTCGCACAGACTGATGGTGTTAAGGATAAACCAAAACCAGCATTAACCAAACCAGTAGCAAAGGTTGAAACAGTTGAATCTATTGAAGCAGAAGTAGATGCGATTGAAGAACCTAAGAAAACACCACCCAAGAAAGCTTCCGTAGCAAATGAACCTAGCTTAGATAGCTTAGTGAGTGAATGGGATGATGCTTAAATAACGTTTTACGGGGGGTGAAATTCGTAGGTTGATACGAGGGCTTTTTATTCGCATTTGAAAAAGTAGTACAGGTTTCCTTATTTCCTGTACTCGTGGACGGGGTTGTGAATAAATTGTTTTGCCGAAGCTGGAGATCAACACCAGCCACTCCCCACCTTTGAAGGTGGCTAATGAACAATTTGGAATTTTTACAGCAAGTCCTTGGCGACGAAGGATACTACTGCATAGTTGGGTTAAAGAAAGACTCGGATAAACCTATCCAAAAGTTTTTCAAAAAGCTTGAAGATGCGGTGGGAGTTGCTGAGAATTTAGCGAAAGAAGGCTACGATGCATACTATGCATTGGCTACTTTTGAGGATGGCAAATCAAGGAAGACTGCTAACGTTAAGCAGTTAAGGTCTTTATTTGTTGATCTCGATTGTGGTGAAGGTAAACCTTACGAAACGCAAGTCGATGCTACAAAAGCATTAATCGCTTTTTGCAAAGCTACTAAAATGCCAAGACCAGCAATGGTTAATTCCGGTGGGGGTATTCATGCCTATTGGGCTTTGACTGAAGCTGTTTCACGTGAAACATGGTTACCTATAGCTGAGAAGCTAAAGAGCATGTGCGACGACAATGACCTATTTGCTGATCCAGTAGTGACGGCTGATTCAGTACGAATCTTACGGGTTCCGGGGACTTTAAACTATAAAAATCAAGAACCTAGAGACGTTTGTTTAATTGGTAGCTCACCTGGCTCATATGAGCTTGACACACTAAAAGATGTTATAGGTGATCCTATTCTTGCACCACGGGCCTATATACCTCGTGGCGAGATGGACGACGTAACCAAAGCACTGCTTGGTAATTACACGAATCGGTTTAAGACGATTTTAATAAAAACCATGAAGAACGAAGGTTGCCAGCAACTTGCACATATAATAAAAGAGCAAGCCACAATGCCCGAACCTATGTGGAGAGCAGGGCTAAGTATCGCCAAATTTTGTATTGATGCTGATAAAGCAGTAACCAAAATATCCGAGCACCACCCAGAATATAGCCCCCAGTTTGCGGATCGTAAGGTACGTGGTATCAAAGGTGGTCCATATACCTGCGCTAAGTTTGAAGAATATAACCCCAAAGGCTGTAATGGATGCCCAAATAAAGGGGTTATAAAATCCCCAATCGTATTAGGTCGTGAAGTATTAGAAGCTAATGATGAAGATAATATTGTTGAAGATGTTCCATTTCAGATAGACCAAGGTCATACACAAACATACGTTATACCAAAGTATCCTGATCCTTACTTTCGGGGTAAGAACGGTGGTATTTTTAAGCGGGTAATTAAACAAGAAGACGAAATTGAGGTGATGATATATCACAATGATATATACCTTACTCGGCGATTGGATGATTCGGAAGTAGGTGAAGCGGTAGTCGTTCGACTACACCTTCCAAAAGATGGGGTGCGGGAGTTTACTATTCCTTTATCAGCAGTTACATCAAAAGATGAACTTAGAAAATACTTATCCACAAAAGGTGTAGCACTAGTAAAAACTGACGAACTGATGTCATATTTAACAACTTGGGTAAATCACATGCAATTTAATAATAAAGCAGACACAGCTAGAAGACAGTTTGGTTGGGTTGATGAAAAGTATGAAGCATTTGTTTTAGGGGATAAAGAGATCCGTGCAGACCGCATAGACCATAATCCACCTTCATCATCTACAGGGCATTTATTTCATGCATTTCAAACCAAAGGAACTATGGAAGCATGGAAAGAAGCTATGTCATTCTATAAACGTCCCGGAATGGAGATGCATCAATTTGTAATCGGCTTAGCGTTTGGTTCTATATTTACCGATTTTACCCCTGTAAATGCGGCTTTACTGCATATCTTTAGTCCTGAGTCGGGTATTGGTAAGACTACAGCCCTATTTGCAGGTGCTAGCATTTGGGGCGACCCAACTAAGATAGTATTAAAAGAATCTGATACAACAGCATCTAAGATGCTTCGTGCTGAGATTTATAACAACTTGTTTCTACCTATGGATGAGTTAACTAACTCAACAGCTAAAGACTGTAGCGACTTTCTATACCAATATACTTCCGGTTCACAAAGGAATCGTATGACTGCCTCAGCAAACTCAGAACGGCATCGTGGAGAACTATGGAAACAAATGGGTGTTAGTACTGGAAATGCTTCAATCATGGAAAAAATTAGTAGCTACAAGGCTATGCCAAAAGGTGAGGCTATGCGGGTACTAGAGCACCGTGCCCGTCCCGTAGATGGTTTGAGTAAGATTGATACCGATGAACTTAGCAACAAGTTATTAAATAACTATGGACATGCCTATATACCTTATCTTCAGTATGTAATGAATGATATTGAGGGAATCAAAAAACTATATACTTCTACTCAGCACACACTCGATAAGATGTGTGGTTTTAGCCCAGCGGATCGATTTCACTCTGTATTGGTAGCAGATGCCATCATGGGTTTAATGATAGCAAAACGGGCTGGATTGATAGATTATGATATTAAGCCTATTGTTCAATGGGCGGCTGAAGTGGTTAAGGGGGTAAAAGAACAGGTCAAATTTATGGATGTTGATGCTGAAACAACCTTAACTAACTTCTTGGCTGAGAATTGGAATAATACTTTACGCATTCAAAGTACCCAAGATTCACGTAGTCTCAAACAAGATGACGTAGACCATTTGATTATCCCTGATGCAAGCCCAAGAATGACTTATATTGCACGATACGAATATGATATTAAGTTGCTCTTTATATACCTTAATCCATTACGGGAATGGTGTGTCAAACGACAAGTTAATTATGAAGGGCTTGTGGATTCACTCAAGCGTGGACGAACCAAAGCTAAGATTGATAAGAAACGTATGGGAAAAGGTACTCGTATGAGCCTGCCTTCTTTAGATGTACTACACGTTCAATGTGAAGGATTCATGGATGATGACAGAGAAGAAGAACTCAAAGCCCTTGCAGCTCACAAAGCTGCCCTTGAAGGTGATGAAGTTAGGGCAAGTTTGCCCTGATGGTGTGGTTATTGACATTAACTGGGATGCTTTTGGGGTGGGAATGTCACTTTTTATCCCTGCTATTAATCTAGTAAGATTGAACAAACAAATGCAAACTATTGCAAATAGTAAGGGATTCACCATTAAAGGCTTTGACCGGATTGAGAATAAAAAACTAGGGATGCGCTTTTGGAGAATCGTGTAGTACACTACTTATGCAACATTCTCCTGTTGCATTCTCGTTCTCGTGAGGAACCCTCTTAGCCCCCACCCAAAAAGTGGGGGTTTTTTTGTCAATTTTCGTATTCAGCAGAGTCAGATTTAATCTCTTTTAGCATCTTTTTAGAGTATCTGACACCATGCACCATCTCTTTAGTAGCTTTATCAAATTCAGTTTTTGACCTTGAAAGTATTTCAGAAACTGTACCAGCATTGATACCAAGACCTGTGTGTTTATTACCGACGTCAACTAACTTTTCTCGCATATTTTGCATTTCTTCAGTATCGTGATTGATACGAGCTAAGTTGTAACGTTGTTTTAATTTAGAAACCTTTTGAACTACATATTTATCAACACCTTTTTCTTTGGCATTAAGTTCAATTTGACGTGTATAGTCTGCTGGTGCAAAACCAAATGCTTGAGCAGCAACGTTCCACGCATTAATATCTCCAGTGATTGGATCCCCACGTAGAGTATTAGTTCCTTCAGTTGCGTAACGATATCCTTTAAGTGGATTAGATAAAGCGGAAGGTAACATATCTTCAATACCACGTTCAAGATGACCTTCAGCTATTTTGCTATAGCCACGCTGGATTCTATCCATAATACCAAATGCAGGACCACCCATAGCTTGACCAATCTGCTGGGTAAATGTAGTTGCTGATGTACCGCCTTTAGTATCACGCACAATCAAGTCATTTAAAGTAATACGGCTAGCAATAGATAGGTTGGTAAAGTACTCTAACGGACCTTTATAAAGAAACTCACCTAGACCTTTACGGGTAACATTGTCTAAATCGTCATCATCATCGTCGCAGAACAAAGCATAGACCATTGAAGCTAAACCAAATAAAGGAATACCCTGAGCACCTGCCATTAATGCAGACATACCTACGATTCCACCTAGTTGTCTCCATGCGGCTTTACGTTGATCGGCTGGAAGATTAACATCTATAGCTTCTTTAGCTGTTTTAAACATCATGTAATACATAGAAACACCATAGCGTTTATACATGAATAACAACTTACCTATTGGATTTTGAGCTACACGTGGGGCCGAAGCTGCAGCAATACTACCATTGGTAAGTTCTGCAGTATATACAGCATTGTTAGCTGCTTGGGTTTCAGCTTCTTCTTGAGTTAACTTACCACTCTTAATATCTTTAGCCAACTTCTGCATTTCAAGATCAAATGAAGCAATCATAGTTACTTCACGATTCATCCGTTCACCATGATGAAACATCCAACCCGACATAGCATTAAATTTAGATAGTAAACCTGTACGGGTATCACCATTAATTAACTCATAAAGTTGCGAACGGTTTAACTGTCCACGTTTATTAGCAATTTCAATCAGCTTAGCGTACTTTCTACCAATAGCCGAATCTTTTGCATAATTTAAAATAGATGGCATTACTTTAGTTTTAGTAGTTCTACCATTAGCACCAAGCACTTCCATTTCAGCATTTGTGCCGCTACCTATAAAAATCTTAGAAGCATTACCAATAGCACCAGCTACGTTATAACTAGCATATTGACCCTTTAAATAAGGAGCTACAATCATTGGTACGTTAGCCATGTTAACTACAGCGGAAGATAAATTAAAACCAAGCGTATAAGTAAATGCAGTTGACGCAAGAATGCTACCAAGATCCCGTTTAGTCGGATTTAGTACATACTTCAAGTGTTTTTCAAACTCAGTTACATAATCTTTTTCTAAGGTATTGCTACGCTGAGGCTCATAAGTTATTTCACCTTTAGCGTTCTTTATTACATTACCATTGGCATCTTTTGCTTCTACAGCGCCTTTACCAACTTTGATTGTGCGCTCTCGC